AGACGAAGACGATGAAGACGACGACACCGAGTCCGATGAGGACGAAGATGCCGACGACGAAGTTGTTCCGCCGGTCCGCAAAAGTGTCGCGCAGCACATTATCACACGCCAAAAAAACACCATCAAAAAACTTCGCTCTAAAAAAGACGAGGACGATGATAGTGCTGATGACGATAGTGATGATAATGATACCAATGTCTATGATGAGGATGCGAAAAAAGCCATTGGCGCAGAGGTGCAAAAGCAATTAAATCCTTTGATCAAAACATTAGCCTCAAAAGCCGATGAAGATGAATTAAATGATTTATTTGCCAGCGAACCCGAGGCGAAAAAATACGCAAAACGCATCCGGGCTTATATGCAAAGCGAACACTATCAAGGTGTACCGCCTGCTGTAATCTTTCATCACTTGGCATTCGAAAAAGCTGCCGAATCCACCAATAAAAAGAAAGATACTGCTAACTTTGAAGCTAATCAATCCAGAAACGCTGGGACCGGACGAAGATCGAAAGGTCCAAAAGGCGAGATCCCAACTGTAGATGATATGGAAGGTATGGATGATAAAGAGTTTGAGAAGTTAGAACGTCAAGCAAAAACTGGAAAATTTAAAAAAGAATAACGCAGGGATTGTCGCAAATCTTTGCAAAGGTTAGATAACAAACCTTAAATGTTATCGACTTAAAAATGGCAGATACTACAACTTCCGTGGTAACGCAATCGATCAATTATTTCTACGATCGCACGTTACTGAAAGCCGCACGACCCTTTTTAGTTCACTTAAAATGGGGTCAAGTGAAAGATTTACCAAGAGGTGCAGGTACATCTATCAAATTTAGAAGGTATGCACTTTTGACCGCTAACACCACTGCATTGACTGAAGGAGTAACCCCATCGGGAACTTCTCTTTCAATCACTGATCTTACAAGCACAGTCGCTCAATATGGTGATTATGTTACTTTGACCGACTTGCTTACATTTTCAACCTTAGATCCTATCTTGACTGAAACAGCCGAGGTTTTGGGTCAACAGGCCGGCAATTCGTTGGATCAAATTGCAAGGGACGTTATGCTTGCAGGTACGACTATTCAATACGCTTCAACTGCTTCTGGCCGAACAACTGTTACTTCTTCTATGAAGTTGACAAGGCAAGAAGTTAGGGAAGCTGTAAGGACACTTCAGGGCAACAATGCCATGAAAGTTACCAAAATGGTTAACGCAACTGATGGTTTTGATACCACTCCGGTTAACGCCGCGTTTATTGGTATCATTTCTGAAAAAACATTGTATGACTTGAAAAATGAAACAGGTTTCGTTTCAGTTGAAAACTACGCCAGCCAAGCAAGCGTAATGGAGGGCGAAGTAGGAAAAATGGAAGACGTTCGTTTTGTTATGACCACCAATGCAAAGGTATTTACTGCCGGTGGTTCAGGATCAATTGACGTGCATGGTACGTTGATTATGGCTCAAAACTATTATGGTATTTCCAGAATTTCAGGTGAAGCTATGAGGAATATCGTAAAAGGATTGGGTTCAGCCGGAACAGCCGATCCATTGGAGCAGAGAAGCACTTCAGGTTGGAAAGCAACTTTCGTTGCCACTCGCTTGAATGAAAACTTCGCTGTAAGAATCGAACATGCTGTAAGCGCTTAATAGTAGCAGTCGCAATAGCTAAAATAAATTAAAAAGATGGCAAACAAAAAAACTAAATTCGAGGTTTTAGAAGCCTTAAAATTTAAGGGAGAAGAATTCGAGGTTGGAGCGGTAATTGAACTTACTGAAGCCCAAGCCGAAAAGTTTGGCGATGCGGTTAAAGAAGTCGATGAAAAACTTTCTAACAAGAAAGATGTCGATGACGACAGCGATGACAGTGATGATGAAGATGATGATCGTTTGGCTCCACCCTCCAATGATGAAGAAGGTTCTGATAAAGGACCGGAAGATTATTTGAGGCAGTACCAATACAAGAGCGTAAATAACGTTCCAACTATTGGCGGAGTAAAGACTGATCCGGATCCAGGAAGCAAAGCCGCAGCCATGAAAGCAATTTTGCTTTCACAGCCAAAGGTAAGAATGTTTGTACCTAGATCAGAAAACGAACATAAAACCATCTTGCAGTCAGTAACATTGAATGGGTATCGCTTGGATTTTCCAAAGCAAGCCTATCTTGATGTTCCACAGCAAGTTGCAGAGGTTTTAAAAGAATCTCTAAACCAAACCGAAAAGGCACTGGCGCAATTCACTGTTCTTGGACACAAGGACAAGGAAGCCGCGCTTTAATAGTTAAACGCTTTATGTCGCAATAAAGCATAAACAAACACAAAAACATGGCAGTTACATCATCACAAGTAAAAAATTCCGCTAGTGTTTTTAATTTAGCAGTGGGAAGTTATATTACTTCTTCAACCGCTGCTGCTTTCACTATCACTACCGGCTTTAAACCACTTTGGGTTAGAGTCGTAAACGAAACTTCTGGAGATATGTATGAGTGGTATCACGGCATGGCTGATGCAGAAGCAGTAAAGACGGTCGCCGCCGGTACTCGCTCAATTATCACTACTCTTGGAATTACCCAGCTTTCCTATGGCTTTACTGTTGGTCTTGACACTGATGTCAACGTTATCAACGAACAGCTTTCTTGGATGGCTATCGGATAATCGCCTTGTCGCAAAGGCAAACAAAATAGCATTAAAAAATGGTGGGCGGTAGTGTGCTAACACTTCAGCCGCCCACTAAACAAAATTATGGCATTTGAAGATAAAATTGCCGAAGCGGTAAAAAGGGAATTAAAAGACCCTCGTTACCAATCAATCGGTACACAAGGTGGAAGGGTTTTCTATGTTTTGAAAGCTGCCGCAACAAATTATGCACAGTTTGCAGAAGATCATCCTAACTACAAATCAGGGGATGGAGTAGTAACTGGCGCATCAGTTTACAATACTATTGATGACGCCATCGGTGCTTGCACCGCTTCACAGGGCGACACCATTTATGTTATGCCCGGACACACTGAAGCTATCACCAGCGCAAGCATTGCCCTGGATATTACCGGAGTCACCATTATTGGTATTGGAACCGGCTCAACGAAGCCAACCCTTTCTTTTGGAGTAACCAGCTCTAAAATTAGCGTTACGGCAGCCAATGGTACTTTTCAAAACTTCCGCTTTACAGCGGCAGTTGGCGATGTGGTAACCGCAGTTTTACATGCTACTGCGGCACAGAATACGAGGTATTTGGATATTGAATTCTATGCTACCTCAACATTCAACTTCATCAATTGCTACACTCTCGGTGCAGCCAACATTTCTGATGGTTGCACATGGGAACGCAATTATCTGCGTACTGCAGATGCCGGTCAACTCGCATTGTGCGTTGTTGCGGCCGCGCAGAATGACTTGAAGTTTTACCACAATTATGTGGTTCACGCCGCCGCCGCCGCCGCCCTTTTGACTGGCGGTTCGTCGGACTTCTTGGGCCTTGATGTTCGCTATAACTTCGGCCAAACTGGTCAAACTGACGGTACGGTTGGAGTGTTAGTCATCACAACTGGAACTGCATCAAGTGGTCGTGTTACTGATAACGACATGAAAACTGCTGACGCTACCGCTAATGTGGCTATTCCAATCGCATCTAAGGTATATGCGGCTCGAAACTACATTGCTGGTGCTGATGAAGTCGGTACTGTCATTGCTGTTGGTACACTGTTCGACAATACTTAGTCAACCCATTTGCGGGTTTCTCTTTCCCCTTTATGGGGGAAGGGATAAGCCCGCAAGTCGCAAATATAAAATAAAAAAATAAATAAAAATAAAATGTTAAACGAAGATAAAATGCCATTTGACCTCGCCGGAGGCGGATGGGAAATAGCAATATCAAAACCGGCTGCTTTTACTGGTGGAACTGCAAATACAAGAGGGGATAAAGATGGAACGAAGGCAGCCCAGACTTTATTTGAGGTTACTGGCGATGTTCTGGTCAGGGTATTTGGTGTTTGCACAGTTGATCTTGTAGGTGCAGCAACGTTGGAGGTTGGAGTAACTGGGAATACTGCGGCCTTAATAGCGCAAATTGCTAATGCAACTACCTTAGATGAAAATGAAATTTACTATGGGGCTACCCATGTTGTGGGAGTTCAAACATTAGCCAGCGTTCTTGGCCCATACATTGTGGTAAATGGATTAGATATTATTGAAACTGTTGCCGCAGCCGATATTACTGCCGGACAAATTTACTATATCTGCTTTTGGAGGCCATTAACTCCTGCATCGAAAGTAGTTGGATTATCAGAAGTATAATAGTCGCTTAATTAAATAAAAAGAAATGACAGGTACACAATTAGCGGCCTTGATCCGCTACAAAACAAGAACCAATTCAACGACTTTTACTGATGCAGATATGCTGCCATTGGTAAATATCTTCAAGGATGAAATTTCTTCCAAGATTGTTGAAAGAAATGCCGGCTATTTTCTTGTACCTTCAACTTTTGATTTAGTGGCTGATCAAAGGGAGTATGGGCTTGACGACAGCTTGCTTAACCGGTTGCACAAACTTGAATTAAAATTTGTATCTACCGATTCTTATCAACCGGCAAGCAACCTTAAAGATTATTCCGGGTCCGAAACGGAGTCTGAAATTGTAAAGAATTTCAGCAACGCAATGGGTGGATTTGCCTATACGATAAGGAGGCGCGCGGTACTTATTTTATCTGGAACGATTATCGCAGTAACCGCAGGGGGGCGCATGTGGGCGCACGATTATCCTGCAAACTTGGCGGATCTTACCGGTGCAACCGGCCTTGAAGTAGATCCTACTACCACGACATTTGGTTTTCCTCGGCAATTCCATGAATTGCTGGCGCGCCGAGTGTCGATAGAATATAAAGGTCGCCAACCAAAGCCCATCCCATTAAGTCCGGCGGAAAAGAATTTTGATCGAGATTTGGAAATTCAGTTGCAGGCAATTGCCTCGATTGATAATTCTCTTGAGATTATAGGCGAGTTTCCTTCAGCTGATGAAATGGGAAATAATGGGTGGAATTACTAATATGTACACATTAGAAATCAATAAGGAAAATACAAAAAAGGTTTTAGTGCAAGCCACCGGGGAAAACCTCATCAGCGTTGAATTTGATATTTTTTCCGAGGAAACCGTCAAAGGAAAAAAGGTAAAAAAATCAGTGCAAAAACAAGCGATGGGCTTTCCGCTAGATACGACAAAAGAAGAAATTGATGAAGCGCTGGCAAAAGCCTTGGCCGCTTATACTTCCGATAAGGTACGCACAGATGAGTTAGAAAAAGTCGCAGGTTTACACAAGCAAGCCGATGAAACCATCGAGGAGCTAGTGGGGCCAAAAAATAAAAATAAATAATCATGGCAAAAGAATTTAAAATGCTTAATGCGGGATCAATCGGAATGGATGTAAATACTGAAGCTGTATTGCGCGACAAAGACGGCAATATAAAACCGATTTGGCAAGATAACCGCCTTTGCATGTACCTGATTAAAAGCAGCAGATTAAGCCCGCTTTGGATCAATCAGTGGTATGCAATTTTACTGATGCCATTTTTGGGCTACTGGTCGGGTTCAAAAAAATACGCCAACTTGATTACCAATGCCGGTTTTGCCGCCATTGCTTCCCGGTTAAACGGAAGCGGATCGGAAGCGGTATTCGCTTCTATCGGCCAAGGAATTGGTACGACTGCCGCCAGTGCGGCTAACACTGCTTTGGAAACTGAAAGGACCGCAGCTGGAGGCGCTTCAACAGTTCACGCTGTGGCAGCTGCTACTGCTTCAAGGGTAACGACTACGCAAACCAACGACACTGCACAGTGGCTTGGCACGATTTCAGAAACTGCCACTCTGGCAATTACCGAGTCCGGTGTGTTTAACGCCACCACAGACGGAGTATTGCTTTGCCGGCAGGTATTTACTGCGATTAACGTAGTAACGGGGGATTCGTTGCAATTAACTTGGAAAGTCAAAGCTTCATAAGGTCTTTTACTGGCCCAAGCGGGCCAGGATAAAGCCCTGATGGGCTTTAGAAAATATCATTAAATAAATAAAAAACATGGCAAGATATAGAATTTACAACGGGCCAATGCCAACAACTGCCGCACAAGCTGCAGTAACCACTGGCACAGCGATTAAAACGCTTCTTCAATTAAAACCTTTTAACCAGTGCAAAATAGTTGCCTGGGGAATTTCATTTGACGGATCCGCAGCTGCAACTCCGATCAAAGTTGAATTAGTGGAAACCGGCACAGTTTTTGGAACAGTTACGGCCTCGGCTGATGCTGATTGCATAAAGCTAAATGGCGCAGATCAAGCCGTAGCTTCGGTAGCCGGCTTAACCATGGGTACTTCCGCAACCGGATACACTTGCACTTCAGAAGGATCAATTACAGTTACCAGAGAATTTGATGTTCAGTTTGTAGCCCCAACAAACCAATACATCTATCAGTTCCCATTAGGACAAGAGCCGGTATTGGTTATTGGAAACGCGTGTCGTATCAGGGTAACAGCCGGCGCGGCAGTAAACGCAATTTGTTGGATAGAAGTTGAAATATAAATAATTATGGTATCAACACTTCTTACAGGGCTAATTAGTTTTTGGAATCTTACTGCTAATAATACCGACCAAGGTGGGGGTAATGTTGGAACGGATACGGCTATAAGCTACACAACACCTGTATTGGGACGAGCTAACCTTGATGGTGCAACCAGTAAAATAGTTTTGACAACTGCGATAGCAATGCCGGCGGATTTAACGATTGTTGCTTTGATAAAAATGGCCGCTGGGTTTGGAAATTCTATTGTATTTGGTGACTCTGATGTTAGCGCGGCAAGTTGGTATATATTTAGGGTAAGTAGCGATGGAAGGTTATTCTTTGGTTGGGCAAAGAGTGGTGTTGGTAATGCGCAATATGCCACAACCGATGTTGTGATAGGCGATACGAATGACCATATTATAAAAGTAACTCAATCGGGGATTAGTGCTCCTGTATTCTATGTTGATAATGTTTCGGTAGCCGTTTCACTCTTAGGGGGCGACCCAAACTTTGCCAAACCTGCGGCGCAAGGGTCAGCTATCGGAGCATTTGGAGCGTTGGGAACACAAAACTTTAATGGTGCCCTTAAATACGTTGGTATTTTTAGTAAAGTTCTTTCAACCGAAGAAAGAGCCGAATACTATAATGGCGGCAACGGAAAAGCTTGGCCATTTTCTCCAATAGCGCTTAATTTATTTACAAAACAGGCAGTAAAAAGAGCGGCGTATGTTTAAAGAAAAATTACTAATAAATTTTAAATAACATGGCACGATTCGGAAGATCATTTCCTATAAGGGCGCATATAAATACTTTCAAAAGCTATGGTATGGTTTATAGCCAGGTTTTGGATGAAACAGTAATTTATACTGATACTCTGATTAAGCAGATGATGAAAGTGTTAACTGAAACAAACGTATATATTGATACCTTA